TAGCTCTTCCTCCTGCAAATGCTGCAATCACCGTAGTCCTTCCACTGATCGGGCGTTCGCTTTTCTTCCTGCTCAGGAGTCATGCTTCACACGCTCCTTTTCCTCAGCGCGCTTGGCGTTGTTCCACTTATCCAGCGTGCCAACCAGATAGCCGGTGATTCGGCGAATGCGCTCGAACGGATGTGCAGAGGCCACATGATATGTGATCTTCACTTCTTCATCGTTCAGAACCTCGATATCCATGCCCTTCAGCATACCGCCGAATTTCTCCTGACCCTGCTTGAGATATTCCTTTACTTCGTCGTCGCTCATCACAGGAAAACCGTTGCAGTTCACATTCAGATTCATGCGTTTTTCCTCCTTACAACTTCGGTAATCAGTTTTTCGTGTTCCCGGCGTCCGCAGCAGGGGCATACGTCGCCAATGATTCCATTAAAGCCGCATTCGGGATCCCGATCCACAGGATGATTGATGCTGCCAAAACCAATGCCGCACTCCTTCATGTGGCGGATGATCCGTTCAAACGCTTCGATGTTCTTGCTCGGATCACCGTCAAGCTCCACATAAGAAATGTGCCCGGCGTTGGTCAGCGCATGGTAGGGAGCCTCCAACTCGATCTTGCGGAAGGCGTTTATCTTGTGGTAAACGGGAATGTGGAAGCTGTTGGTATAGAAATCCCTGTCTGTCACGCCCGGAATCACGCCGTAGCGCTCCTTGTCCATTCGCACAAAACGTCCGGACAGGCTTTCCGCAGGCGTTGCCAGACAGGTCACGTTCATCCCGTAGATTCTGCTCGCCTTGTCGCAATACTCGCGAATGTCGCCGATGATTTTCAACCCCAGATCCTGTGCCTTTTCGCTCTCGCCATGATGCTCGCCGATCAGCGTTTTCAGCGTTTCCGCCAGTCCGATGAAGCCAATGGATAGCGTGCCGTGCTTGAGCACTTCGCCAACCTCGTCGTCAATGTCCAGCATGTCCGAATCCATCCACACGTGCTCGCCCATCAGGAACGGATAGTTGCGAACGGTTCGCTTCTTCTGAATATCGAATCGCGCCAGAAGCTGCTTGAGCACCGCGCCCTCCATAAAGTGGAGATAGGTAAAGAATCGGTCAAGAATATCCTCTTTTCCGTCCTTTGCCGCTTCCATAGCCAGCCTCGGAAGATTGATGGATGTGAAGGACAGGTTTCCGCGTCCGGGCGAAACTTCTTTTCCGCATACGTTTCCCATCACGCGGGTGCGGCAGCCCATGTAGGCCACCTGCGTTTCCGGCTTTTCCGGGTCGTAGTACATCAGATTGAATGGCGCATCCAGAAAACTGAAATTGGGAAACAGCCTCTTGGCAGATACCTCCATCGCCAGATGAAACAGATCATAATTGGGATCGCCTGGATTGTAATTGACGCCTTCTTTTACACGGAAGATCTGAATCGGAAAGATCGGCGTTTCGCCATTGCCAAGTCCGGCCTTCGTAGCCAGCAGCAGCTGCTCGATCGCCATTCGCCCTTCCCATGAGGTATCCATACCGTAGTTGATCGAGGAAAACGGCACCTGCGCGCCGGCTCTGGAGTGCATGGTATTCAGATTGTGAATCATACCTTCCATCGCCTGATAGGTGTCACGCCTCGTCTTCCGCATGGCGTATTCACGCGCCCATTTGGTGTCCACGCTCAGATTCAATTCATCCCGAAGCGCCATACCTTCGCGCAGATAGTGGTTGAATGTCAGCCTTACGCCGTCGCTCATGGCATAGTCGAAATCAACAATGCTCTGCCCGCCATGCTGATCGTTCTGGTTGGACTGAATGGCGATAGCTGCCAGCGCCGCATAGGATCCGATGGATTTCGGTTCACGAAGATGACCATGTCCGGTGTTGAACCCGTTCTTGAAAAGCTTTCGAAGTTCAATCTGCGTGCAGGTTGTGGTCCATGCGTAGAAATCCAGATCGTGAATGTGAATCCATCCGTCCGTATGCAGAACGGAGATCTCCTGAGGAATGAGCCAGTTCAGGTTGTATTCTTTGGCGGTATTTGCTCCGTACTGAAGCATCGCGCCCATTGCGGTATCGCCGTTGATGTTGGCATTGTCACGCTTCAGATCGCTGTCCTTCGCCTGCGATACTGTAATGTTGTCAAATATCGCTTTAACTTTGGTTCCAAATTGTTCGTTGTGCATATCTTCAGCCCTTCGCCTTTTCCTGAATCTCCTCATCCTCGTGACAATACTTGCGGAACACCTCGAAATATGCGCCGGTATTGCCGTTCGTACGCTTTGCGATCGCCATGGCCAGACCCTTTTCCCGGTCGAACGCCTCGTTCTCGCCGCACTTTACAACCGTCTTGCTGCCATCGTCCCACAGAACGATCGTGGCAGGGGGGTTGAAGATAACGCGCTTGAGACCCAGCGGCGCCTCAATGTCATTCATTCGGATGATCTTGGGCAGGTCGCTCACGCGCACAAACGATTCGTCGGAGATACGGGCACGAACCACCAGTTCAGAGGGAATACGGAGCGCATGCATCATCTTGTTCATCATTTTCTTTTCCTCCCTTGCTGTCTTGCTTCAGCTGTCATCAGATAATCTTCATAAGCCAGAATGGCATCATCGTAGGTTTCGCATCGGCAGATATACCTTCCGCCAACTCTCAGAATGAAAACGTCATTAGCGTTTTGCGTGATGGAAAACTGGTTCAAAAGTACCTCCATTTTTAGTATTCACTGGGAAACAGAATGGTGGTTGCGCTTCGGTCCCATTCCGTAATAATCCAGATTTTCCAGTCGAGATGATCGTGGTGCTCGTATGCGGCCAGAATCCGTCCCTCGCTCTTTAATGATTCATCATTGGCGAGCCGGTCTTCCTCACACAGATCACCCCAATCGCATCTCGTATAGCGGTCCATACAGGCGGAAATGAATTTTCTGAAAGATGGATCGGTTTGCATCATCTCGTGCACAGTACATGTAGCCACAATCTGTCCAAGCTCAAACCTCATAGAGATCCTCCTTTTCCGTCGTGTTTTTTTTTAGCTTTTCGTCACCAGCAGGTCGTACAGCGCTCTGGCGTCCTCACCTTGGAAGGCGTTCAGAATTTCCGTAATCCCGCCTTTGCGAATGCCGACGATCACGATGTCCTGATCCTTGCCATGGGTGAAATCAAACCCCACCAGAAGGGTGTCGTTCAGCGGCATTTCAAGCTTTTTCTGCTTTTCCATCCTTGGCCTCCTTCATAAAGAAATCCATCTGGCTTCTCCAGACTTGCGTCAGGTCCACCAGATGGTCTGCATTCACATAGTAACTGCGGCCAGTCGAAAGATTGGTAACTTTATAGGCGTAATACATCCGATCGGACATATCACTGCTCCCCGGAGGTCTGAATCACAGGAATCGCGTCGCCATCTCCAACAAATGTGCTGGGCAGCTGGCCGTTCCAGGAATTAGCGTAATTGTATTCGATCAGCTGCTCGCTCAGGGATTCAGCAATCTTCTTGTTTGCTTCCGCCTCCGCTTCAGACTGGGTCTTGATTCGGTAGGCTTCTGCGTCCGCATTGATGCGCTCCACTTCGGCCTGAGCCTCTGCCTCGATTTTTCGGCGCTCCGCAGCGGCACGCGCTTCCATCGTCTGCTGCTCCTGTTCCGTTTCCGCCTTCAGCTTGTTCTGGCTCGCAACCTGCTTTGCTTCTACCGCAGTGGTGAAGGCGTCCGTAAAGTCCACATCCTCAATCGAAATGGAAAGGACGTTCACGCCGTAACTCTTCAGATCGTCAATCATCTTGTCACGAATTTCATCAGAGAGCGCGTCACGGTTGGAGATCAGTTCTTCGGCCTTATAGTGGCTGAATACCGCCTTGGTGTTTTCATACAGTCGGGGAATGATGAGCGTATCCGAATAAGCGGTGCCGACTTCGCGATAGAGCGTCATCGCAGTCGTCTTGTCAATGTTGTAGTTGATGCTGCCGGAAACATTCACCTGCTGAATATCGGAAGAGAACGCTTCAAGGGTGAAGGACTTGCGCTGTTCCTGATTGTTCATCTTCACAATGCTCTGCCAGGGCGACTTGAGATGAAAACCGGCTTCCATGGTTTCGTTTTCAACACGCCCAAAGGTCGTAAGAATGCCGATATAGCCCGTGGGAACCGAGCTGAAACAGCTGATGCCAATCAGAACCAGTGCAACCACCAGAGCGATTACGCCGAATGCGCGGATCTCCTTCAGAAACAGGGCCATGACAATACCGACCAGAGCCAACAGAATACCAACGATAAACAGAAACATAAATTTTCCTCCTATTTTTTTTTTTGATTATTCAGAAATCAGAACCACATTGGAAATATGGGTCAGATAGGTTTTGCTGCCGATGCGCACCTGAATCTGATCGCCATCCTCAAAATCCGTCCAGTTGGACACATGGCCCTCCACAATGTCGCCATCGGGAAGGCGGATCATCGCCCGTTCAAAGGAATAGGTCATGTCAATCATGCTTTTATTCGTAAACACCCCGATAGCGGCTGCGCTCAGTACCGCGATGAGTACGATCACGATCATCGCCATGAAGAAGGGGTTCCGGTTCTTTCGCACGTTTACCATTTCACAAAGCTCCTCTCATTGAATGTCTTTTTCTCTTTCAGTGCCTTGGCAATCGCCAGATCGATGCTGGAATGGGATTTCAGGTGGTAATAGTACAGATCCCGGAACGGCGTGTTCAGTCTGTCAATGCGTCCGGAAGACTGCACCATCACCTTGTAGGAATAGTTCTGCGAAAAGAACAGAATCGTGTCCGTCCGTATGCAGTTCCATCCTTCGGCTCCGGCTGTATACTGCACCAGATACACCCATTTGTCTCCATCCGGAATCGGTTGATGTTTGTGGCCGTTCCACTCCGCCACCTCCGTTCCATCGGGATAGGCCAGCCCTTTCAGCAGTTCCAGCTCATAGTCGAAATTGTAGAATATAATTATCTTCGGATGTTTTTCCAGCAATTCCAGCACCATGATTTGTCGGCCTTCCGCGCTGTTGACGATTTTTCTCAGGGCCAGACACAGTCCTCCGGCGTTCTCAATCGGCTTGTCCTCCCAAATATCCCACCGGTTCCGCATCACTTCCCGATAGGTAGCCGCGTCATAATCCACATAGATGTCTTCGTGATGGGCGATGGTCTCCCGATGAAAATCCATATTCACAAGAATGCTGTTCCTGAGTCGAACCAGCCTTCCCGTGTTCAGATATCGATCCACCTTGGGAAACTTGGAGAATCTGGAGTATACAATGTGTTCCTGCGTAAACTGCGATCGGTTCTTATAAAAGCCGTTTGCAATAAACACGGGAATATAATCCTGCCATGTATCTCCGGGCGTAGCCGAAAGCAAAATCCATCGGTTGTTCTTGGCGATCTTCAGAAAGCTCTTCACCCATACACCGCTGCCAACGACCCGCTGCTCATCAAATATAAAGAAAGCGTCCTTCACGTCAGCATATTTGAGAACGTTGTTCCAACTGTCCACAACCACTTTGTTGCTGTACAGGTTGGTTTCTCTGTCTACGCTGAGCAGGAAGGGCGCCATTTCCTTTTCCCATTCGAAGGTGTCGCGCTTTCGGGCAGTGGTAATGATGTAAAGGTCAGGAGGCGGGTCGTCCATAGGCACATACTCGTCTCCCTGTACAGAGCAGATGTTTCCTCCGTTCTGAAGATAATAGTAGCTGATGGCAGTCAGGCTTTTTCCGCTGCCCACGCCGCCGCAAAGGATGCATCCGTTTTTCATCCGCCCGATTGCGTCCAGCTGATAGTCAAACAGTCTGATATCCGCCATGCGCTTTTTTCTCCTTCACATCATCGAGGCAAAGTTCATTGTGTTCTTGATCGTCAGCAACAGCCAGTACAGCACAATGAACAGCCACATGTTTTTCTTTCTCGACAGGCCGATGGCGACAACCGCCGCATCTACCATCAGCAGAAGAATCAACATTTGATCCAGTGTCAAAAGTTGTCCTCCTCATACCCCCTGCGATTGTATCTGGCGGCATAAGGATCGTCGTCCATATCCTGTTCCACATACATCGTGCGGATGTACAGGCTCTTCTGATGGCCAACGGGATCATACTCGTATGCGTTCAGAATGACGTTCACATTCTTCGCACGAATCTGATCCAGCATGTCGATCGTCTCTTCATCCAGCAGCACGGGCGCATTATCGTCCACCACCAGATAGACCTTCGGCGGATACTTTACCTTATTGCCGCCCCGATCCTCATACTTGAGCAGAGCGGTAACGAAGAATTCGGGCACAAACTCGTTGGGATCCTCATCCTCGCGCGGACGGGTCTCACGCACCTTCACGCCCTGCTTCATCAGGTCACGCGCCTGTTCGGGATCGGGAATCAGCAGATTGCACTTGCGTCTGCTGTCGGAAAAACGGTCGTTGGCAGGATTGCCGGAGAAATTGGTCGCAAAGATAAAACGGGTATTGTCAATCGTGATTCGCTTGTCCATAGGTATTACACTCCTTTTTTTTTTATTAGCCTTCCGGCGGTACGTCATATCGGTCTTCAGAAACAAACCATTCGAAATCGCCATATTTGGAGATGGCGTCCTTTGCATCGTTGACCAGCTTGTCGTAATAGCCCCTATCGATGCACTCCTCTTTTCCAAGGGTCGATACCATTTCGCTTTCCATCCAGCGGTATCCCTTGCTTCCTGTGGCAGCGGAATACTTGCCTCCGGATTCGCGCATCAGCAGTCCGCCGCCGTTGCCGGGCAGAATCGGGCAGAACTGTCCTACGCGCCCAACGAAATGGTAATAATGCCCGGCAGCAATCTTGTCCAGAACTTCTCTCAATCGCATCTCAAAGGTTGCGTTGTTCAGGTGTTCCGGCAGGATGCCGCATTCTGTAAAATCCATCAGATCTTCATGTCGCAGACCGTTTTCCTTCATCAGCTTCGCCAGCTCGCGTTCGTATTTCGCCACGTCGGGAAGCGTCTCGTTCATATCCAGATACAGCGCTCCGCTCACAGAGAAGGTTTCGCACATATCCTGGAAGACGATCGGTTCGCGGCTGAACAGCGTTTTGAACACATAAGGTACAGCGAACTGCTTGCCTGTAGCCGTCCATACGCCGGGATGGTCCCGGATATCGCCGGGAACATAGCCGTATTTGTTCATACAGCCCTCAGCGGTATCGTACTTGGCAATGTACACAGCATCGTTTACAAGACACATCTTGTCGTATGTAGCCTCATGCTCGAAGGTGTAACCGAAGCGTTTGCCGTAATCCATAACGAACTGAATGATTTCATTGGTCGCATCGGGGATCTTGATGGAGTCGGTCTTAATGTGCGCTACCGTGTAGCCGCGCTTCTGTACCTCGTTCTTGAGATTGATCATGAACAGCGCGCCGCGCTTGGCCACAATATTGTCCTTGTTTCTGGGATCACGGAAGGCATTCTCAAATGCAGCAGAAGTCAGGCCGTATACGGAGTTGATGGCGGTCTTCAGCGCATTGGCGAGGTCTTTCGCCGTCAATTCTCCATTCTGCACCCGTTTGATGTAAGGCGTCAGCTTGCCATCCAGAATATCGTTGACTTCGTCCCATGCCTTATGCTTGATGCTTACGCGGCCATCAACGATTTCCTTGAATCGCTTGGTGAATTTGGGGCCGAACAGACACTCCGCAATCACGCTGTGGGGATGCATGGATGCTACGTCCAGCAGGGCCACATTGCCGTGAATGCCTGGCTCTGCATACACATATCCGCCTTCGCCAACCGTTTCTTCCATATAGGTAGATACGCCTCGCTCGTAGACATATCCGGGAAAATAGGGAAGAAGGCTCTTGTCCTCGCCGTGCTCTACTTCCATCATCTCAGGCGTAGCCGTTCGCAGGAAGTCCATGATCTCCTGCTTCAGTTCATGTACGGGCTCCGCTAGATTCCGGTAGTTGAACTCATTCTGAGGATTTCGTACCCGGTCAAATATGATCCGCGTAGTCAGGGTGTTGGTTGTATCATTCACGGTCATCCCGGCGATGTCCGCCAGAATGCGCCTTGCCGTCCAGTCTGCGGACAGATGGTTGAATACCGCCTCCGTAGCCAGCACGTCGTTATCGCAGTATTCCGCAACCTTCACCCACATGTCTTCCGGCACAGGCTTGTCCCACGGAAGTCCCAGTTCCTGATGGTGAATGCCCAGCTCAATCTCAAATTTCTTGAGACTTTTCTTGTTCGCAGCGGAGGCAAAGTCATATACGTCCGTGTAACTCACGTTGTATGCTTCGCCAAAGAAGCAATCGCTTCGCTTGCCGCTGGTTACAATCCGCTGGCTCAGATCGTACAGCTGCTTGTTGCTGTAGCCGATGAGACGACCGTACAGAATATGGTTATCGTAACGGCGGCAGTTAAAGCCGATCAGCCGATATTTCATCAGCTGCTCGATTTCGGCAGGCTTGGGATTGATCATCCGCACAACCTTTTCACCCTCTCCTGCAAACTTGTAGTTTACAAGGAAGAGATTCGGGAACACTTCAACATCGTAGAATACAATCGGCGCCTCATGCCGGGCAACGGGTCCGTCCTCGTTCTTTTCTTCCGATTTGAAGTGCATCCACTTGGTCAGCTTTAGGCAGTATTCCGCCTGATGCGTGCTTCCGGCTGCAAAAGCGATCACAGCATTGCGCATATCGCTCACGTCATACTTCAAATTGCTTGCATAGGCGTCCTCCAGAATCTTGTGAATGAAATCGATGCTGGGCTTTGTGCCCGGATGAATCTCCTTTCTCAGATTTCGTTCAATCAGGTTCCGAAGCCCCTTTTCGCTCTGAACGGAATCGAAATTGATCGTTTTCTTCGCCTCCTTCAATGGCAGACCGTGGCTCAGCGTTGCAACGGGAAGATCGTTGCACAACGTCAATCGTCTTCTCAGGCTTGAATTGCCCGTAAAGACCTTCACCTCAATGCGGTTATCGTATACGCAGCTCAATTTGCTTGGATCGCCGGAATACAGATAATGCAGATGAATGCCTTTGCCGCTTTTGCTCACCTCCGTATAAGTCGGCGGCCATTTGCTCGCTTCTTCCAGATTCTTCTGGAAATCCTTGCTTCCGTCCGTACCCACCATGTCAAAGTCGATCACGATGTGGTTTTCCGGAACCTTCACATAATGCACCTGCGTCGTATCCAGTTCGCTCAGCTTCGTCTGCACATAGGCCCATTTGTTCATGGGTGTTCCCGTGTCGTTGGCGTACTGGGCATAGCAATCCGCAAGCATACTGTCAAGAACGGACGGCTGCTCCTTCAATAAAATAAGCGGCACAGAAGCGTCATCCGGCTTCTCGTCGCTTTCCTCAAATTTTTCCGATCGAAAGCCCCGGTAATAGTTGCGAACTCTGGTTCCGTCCGCAAGCGTCAGGCGCTCTTCAAACTCACGAAAGTAATTTTTCAGTTCTTCCTTCACCTTTCGCAGCGGATATGGATAGGGCACTTTAGCGTCCTCACAATAAGACTTGTACATTTCCCATGCGGCCTTGAGGGTCGTTTCATCTCCTTTTTTGAATACCGCCCAGGAATCCATCACGAAATTGTAAAAGTCGTTCGATGCGCCGAGCATCTTCACCGGAATATAGTCGTCATATGCTCCGGGATTTTCCAGATATACCTGCTGGCAATGATGCGCAATGGAGCCGAGTTCAAAAGCGACCTGCTTTACCAATTGCTTGTATTCACGCGGCGGAATCTTGTTCCCGCTGGGCGATACATCAATCAATCTTCTGATCAGACCGCTCTTAGCATCCGTGATATGAACCGGCCTGTTCGTGCCCATGAACAGAAAGCATTTGAAACGGTTGGCGTAACTGCTCTTGAACTTCTCGTTCACCGACATCTTTTCATGGGAAACCAGCGAATTGAGCCTCGTATTGTCCTCGATCCGACTCAAATCACCGTCATGCTCAATGGCAACCAGCGGATTGTCTCGGAATGCTTCCAGTGCAAAGCTGTTGGATGCGGAACCAAGCGCTTTTGCCTGAAATGTGCAGGTATATCCGTCAAAGAGCTGCTCAATCACATTGATGATGGTCGATTTACCCGTACCGGCAGCGCCATAGAATACCATAAACTTTTGCAGCTTACGGCTGTCGCCCGATACGATGGAACCAATCGCCCATTCAATCTTGTGCCGCTCTTCCGGTGTGTACAGCACGCTCAGTATTCGATCCCATGCTCTGCATTCTCCAGTTTCCAGCGGGTAGGGGAGTTTCTTGGATGCATAGTCTTTCCGCTCCGTCGGCGTGTTTGAAAAGATCAGCTTTTCATCCAGCATGTGAAACGAGTCGCGCATCTGTCTCTGGCAATACTTGTGCCAGCTGTCAATAGCGCCGCTTTCCGCATCCCACATATGCATGACCTTGTAGCCGCTTTCAAAACGCTGAGCATTTTCCCGGGCATACTTATCCAGCTCCCGATCGACGATGTCGATTACGTCCTGCTCGTTCACAGACCATAATCCGCGTTCCTCTACCCAAATTGCATAAAAATCTCCGCCGCGAATCATCAGGTGTTCGCTGGGGTTCTTGATGATGAATTTGGGGTAGATTTCGACGACCCCGTTCTTTCTGGATCGGGTCGACACCATCATGAAGTCAATCATCCGTTACCCCTCATTCATCGCATTCATAAGCTTTCGAATATCACGCTTTGTCAAAATCATCCCGGCCGTAAGCCCGCCGGCAATCATGCACATAACCGTCAGCGCGCTGCGCAGGAAAGTAAGTTCCTCGGAAACCGCTTCAAAGGCTTCCGATGCAGCCATCAGGGCTGTGCCAGTATGCTCATTGATCTCTCTCTGCGCCTCCTTGGCTTTGTTCAGCGAAATCAGCTGTTCATCGACCCAGTCCATACGCCCTTCCAGATCCTTCTTGTTCATCATTGCTCATCCTCCTCCAGATAGGACATCATCTGATACCAGATTTCGATGTCTCGCATGTCTTCTTTGGGGTATCGAAGGGCAAATAGCCCGCCAAGCCCGCTCGCATCGTACTCTCTGCGCATAAATTTTGTCAGAATGTCCATCGCGTCACTCCTGACAAAATGTTTATCGCTCATGTGAGAAAGTCCGAGGCTCTTGAGCATGGCAAAGAACCATTTGCCTGTTCGATTTCCATATTCAGGATCACCCATGATGTGCTCTTCGCATCTGCACGCAAGAGCCACCATCATTTCGAATACGCTGCAAGGGCGGTCGTCCAGATAGTCAGCTACTTCCTGCTTGCCCAATCCAAATTCGTATGCGAACCGGTATCGAAGATCAGTCCCATCATCTGCCCGGTTCGAGTCCATATCCAAAATATAGATGAACTCAGTATCGTGAAGCAGGCAAAAAAGCTTTCGCCAGGACAACCGCCCTCCATACCCGTTGTCGCACACGAGATGGGTCATCCAGCGAAAATATCGCTCATTCATCTCGTGTCTGGTCAATTTGTCTCATATCCTCCGTTTCTCTTATCTGAGATAAGGCTTTTCATTCAGGACTTCCTCATAGTCCTTTTCGTACGTAAGCACTTCGTAATCCACCCGCATGGCTTCATTCCGGATGAATACGGAGCCCGGCTCATATTCGCCGATGTGAGCAAGGTTCGCGCGGGTGATCGTGCGCTCAATATCCTCCTCACTCATAGCCCGGTCATCGTCATCCGCCACAGTGCCGTCCGCATATAGTTTGAGGCTGATGGCTTCATAGTCCGCCAGCGTATCAAATTCATCCGGCGCAATTACATAAGGCGGCCTTTCCTCAGCGGAATCATCGCTCGTCTTTTCAGCGGGCTTGTTGCTCGGATAATACTTCTGGTAATCCGTTTTCTTGCGATCCGGCATCGGCTGAATGGATGTGCTGGAAGATTCCTGCGGGCTTACGTGCTCCTCCTGCTTATCCTTCTTTTTGGGATTGGCAGGTTGATTGCTGTAACGCCGGAATGCTTCCTTTACGGATTCGATTTCTTCCTCCACCTTCTGTTCGTAATGCTGCTCCAGCATTTTCTTTCCTGTGAATATGCCGGCAGCCATGCCAGCAGTGAAGGACAGAACAATTGTCATACCCTTATTCATACAATCAATTTCTCCTTTCAGCGGTTTCCTCGCCGTACATCATCACAGTCGCCTGTTCGCCAGCAGAATACTTGCTCAGCATCTTTCTGTAGAGCGTATCGGTTGCACGCCCGTCATACAGCCCTTGATTGTAAGCGTCCCGCTCGCGTCTCGTGTTTCGCTGACAGATCAGATCTGAAACCTGCTGGTTCAGGCGTTCATTTCCCTTGCGCAGACGCTCGTTTTCCATGCTCTGCTTCTTTGCGCCGTCCATGAAAAACATAACAAGCATCAGCAGCGCAGTAATGACAAACGTAATGATGACAGCTCCAAACATTTTTCCTTCTCCTTTTACTCCCTGATCGTCATGGCGGTAACAGCCAATCCGCCAAACAGAAAAGCGGCACTCAACAGAATGCCGCCTACAATATGTCGTTTGCGCTTGGTATCCAACATCATATCAATCGAATAGATGAAGCTTTCCAGAAAATCCATTCTGTTCCTCCTTCCTATCGGTTGAAAATGCTCAGCTTCCTCCAGCAATCACAACGAGACCACTTACAAAGCAGATCCCCGCCATAGCAGCCAGAAAATATGACAGCAAAGATGCTCTAGTCTGCATTATTGTTCGCCTCCTGTTATCAGCTGTTGAATTCAGGATTGTTCCTGCAAACGTGATCGAGAATGGGGCCGTCCACATTGAAGTCGAGAAGGATCGTTTCCACAACCTCGTCTTCAAACTCGTTGCCCGGACGGGTGATTTCCTGAATGCGGAAATCGATGTAGTTATCGTTGGCGTATCGATCCGCATTCTTCGGATCGTATACCCAGCCGACGATCTGCCCAGCCTTCGTCTTATCGTAGCCCAGCATCTGGTAAACATCATTCAGGAACACGTATCCGTTTGCACGAAGCTGATCGTTGATGATGCGCTGCTGGAGCTTCAGAAAGAAAAGATTGTAATCGTGGTTGGGTTCCCACGCCTTTGTTTTTCCGTGCTCAAAATATCGGGCGAACTCATCAGCCGCCTGCGATACCACCACGGTTTTCTCTTCCTCATGGGTATTCCCGTCTTCGTCCGTAACCGTTTTCTTGATGGTCTTCACGGTTGCGGCGTTGCGGATTTCCCTTTCCGCTTCCTCGCCATAGCGCTCAGCTACGCGATTACGATACTTCTTGTAGCTGGTATCGATGGTTGCGTACGCCGCTGCCAGAGCGATGTTGCGCTGCTTGAGAATATGATTGCCCGCCAGAATGCTGGTAATCGACAGCGTCCCTACAATGCAGGAGGGCGCATACAGTTTCACATACTCAAGACCGTTTTCCAGATACGCCTTTGTCATCATCCGCCCGCGTGCGGGATCGGTCTCCTCCATGGTACGCACGCTGTTCAGCCGCTTTTTCGTCTTCTGCTTCACTTCCGGCAGATGGGTCATTTCACAGCAAGCCATTACGCCCGCCGTAACCGTGCCCGCCGCGCCGCAGAAAACCATTATTTCAGGGCCATGCTGCTTCATATAAAGCGTGGCCTTATTCATGATCCCAATCAGGTCAAATTTCATTGATTGTTCCCTCCGTGTTCGAACGTGCCTTTTCTTCGTCCATTTCCAGCACCGTCATCATCGCGTAATTCGCCAGATCGATCAGCGTATCGCGAATCGATTCGTCTTTTACCTGAGCCGTTTCAGGGTTCTTCGAAAGCTTCTTGAAGCGGTTCAGCTTGTCCATCAGGCGAATACGCGCCATTGCCATGCCTTCTTCCACATAGCTCTCGTGGAATGAATCGCCATAGTCGGCGTTCTTTCTGGCATACAGTGCGTTGATCTCGCTGCAAAGATCCTGATGACGCTCCACCTTGCTCTTCATCACAGGACGGTTACGGTGATACATAGACATATATTGCCCTCCTTACAAAGTTGTTGCTCTGGGCAGCTGAATCATATAGCCCCCATTGACTGGTTTCACCCAAGCGTCGTGCAGGTTCGTCCAGCCGTATTTGTTGTCAGTATAATTGCAGTCTTCGCCTGCCAGATCGAAAAGATCGGCAATGGATACCGCATCAAAATGGTCAAGCAGCTCGCGCATCCGTTCCAGAACCACTTCGGCGTCTCCGCGGTTATGGAATATCAGATCATTGTAGCTGTAATTGGCCTTCGTCCGGCTTCCGGGGTTGGTGTTCTTCCGGTTATCGTCCCGCTGATCATAATAGGCACGATAGGAAACCCGGTTCGCAGGCCCTCCGTTGCGGGAAGGTCCCTTTTCACCCAGCAGCATGCCAAGTCCATTGCATACGGCGTCATAGAATGCTCGTTTGAGCGCCGGCATTAGCACATCATATATGGTGTATTCGCCAATATCGCCAACGTCATTGGCAATCACGCTGCCAAGCAATTTTTCCGCAGCGCCTTTCCGACGCTGGCTTACAGCGCCCGTCGTTACTTTTTCTGCGCGCTTTGGCGGCTGCTGAACATCCTGCTTCCTGCTTCGATTGGAGTTCGAACGGTATTCCTCCATCTACGCACACTCCTTTCCTTCAAAACGAAAAGAGGAGAGCGCCTGCTTATTGCGCTCCCCTCCGTCCGGGTCGATTACTCTCCTTCGATCGGTTCGATCTCATCCAGTTCATACTCCATGACATCCTCAGGTTCTTCCTGGGGCTGCTTCACGCCCTTCTTCGTACGCGCCTTATGGATGGATGCCTTCACCTTGCGTCCAACCGGCTTAACCGCGAACTCCCACGCCACAGCGCCGAGAGTCATGATACCGCCGATGATCGCCAGATTCTTCAGCCCATTACCATTGGAAGGCGCCGCAACCTGCGTCGTGATTTCTTCCATCGCCTCAGTAGTGATAACCTCGTTCATCATTTCATTGTTTTCCATGATTCAATTCTCCTTTCGTTTTTCGGGTCTCCCCTTCATAATACCGCTTGCAATTTTCGCGGAAAGTCTCACAAAACCAGCCATCTGAGCAGTCAGAATTCGCTGTATTTGTAATCGGGCATCGTCTGGAACGTCATTACAAGGCAGGGAACCCGTCCGTTGGCGAGCTGAGAAGTGAAATACAGCTCGATCAGCCCCTTGTCCACGTTCCATCCGATGGCGTCACCGACCTCCACAACAGAAAGTCCGATTTCCATGTAGAATTCATTCAGCGAAATATAAGGTTCGCTCATCATGGTCATCTGACGGTTCAGCTTGTTTGCCGCATGGCGAAGCGTTTCCATGTCCGAATAAAAATATCGCCCGCAAAGCGCGTCATAACATAGTGTTTTTCCTTCGCCTTCCGCCATCAGAATTTCCTGTCCGGGCGGGTTTCGCTCAATCCGATCCTTGTCGATGGATTCCCGAATCGCTCCCTCCTTCTTTTCGCCAATGGTTTCGATCACCTTCGTTTTGTATTCGCGAAGCGCGCTTTCGGAAAGGCTGTAAGCCGTCGCTAATGCGGCATTTCGGCGTTCGTTTACCGCGCTGGCTCCGATCAGACAGGCGGTTGACATTGTCCCCGTAATGATCGCGGGAATATAGCATTTCCACGCGGCCTGAATCGTCTGCATGGCCGTCAGCTTCCTGTGATTCTCAAGCCGCTTCTTTTCCTCAATACGCCGCATCGCTTCCGGCGTTTCCGATACGGCCAGTACGGTCGTCGTAAGCATTCCTCCAATGCCGATTCCCGTCAGAATGGTTGCGCCATGTTTTTTCATGGTCCATAGCGCCTGTCTGGAAAGCCCCGTCCAGTCTATGTTCAACATGATTTTCCTCCTCTGCTTCATGTTCCCACAGGTATTGCTCCAAATTGTCACAGATCCAAACCACGTTCTTTGTAAATTCATTTGTGATGGGTTGGCCATCTTTGGGCGTACAAATACCATCGATCCACAAAATGAATTGATGCAGAACAGCAAGCGGATCCCGATTTGGATTTTCTTTGATTCTCGCGATTACCTCATTTACAACGCCGCGTACGTATGATTTTTCTCCCGTCTTATACATCATCCATTCCACAATGCTGTAATGCTTTGGTTTCTTACATTCTCTTTGGCGATAGCGTCTCAGCAGCGATATGGCTCTTTCTCCACTCATCTAAACGATAAAAGGAAAAGAGCCCTCGCAGTGAGAGCTCTTCGCCTTATTCTCCTTTCCCATTCAATTTGGCAACAGCCTGTTGAACCTTCTCCTCGATCAGTGCGTCCTGCTTCTTTTCGCTTACAAAGCCGTTCAGCAGCGTCAATCCGATGCCTGCGACAGATGCGAAAATACCAAGCCATTTGATACCAGAGTTCTTATTCATATAAACTCGCCTCCTTCATAATACTCTTTGCTTATATCGCGGAACCTGTTCTTCATGCAAGCTGGGCGCTAACCATGTGGGAAACCCCAGAGGAGAATTCTGTTTCCTCATAATGCGGGGAAAAGGGCGTATCAATGGCGCAGACTTGCATCCCATCGTCTGTCAAATAGTATCGATGGTTGAAATCGATCCACTGATATCCATAGAAGGCCTCGCCATCATACAGGTTCCAGCCCAATTCATCCCCGCTGGGCACATGCTCCAGTCCCAGAAAATCCAGAAATTCGTTTACAGTTACTTCTCCGCGAAGCATCAGATTTCGGTTGATATGATACTCCGCTTCAAACACTTCCTGCATTGTTCGCTCGAAGAACTTGCCATAGGGTTCAAAATAAAAGGTCTGCACCTCGTCCCATGGCGGTCGATCCTCGTCTTTATCCCGTTCATCCTGCTTAATTGCCTGAATAACAGTTCGATCTCCGGCCTCTCCAAAGATATCCTTCACTTTCTTGCGATACTTGCCATACATCTCATTCAGTACCGCATATGCGCTGGCGATGCTGGCCTGCTGCCGCTGATTCAGGATGTTCGCCCCAAATATGCAGGCGATCGTTCCCGTTCCAACCGCAGCCGCTGAAATATATGCTGGCACTTCTGCTTTCACGGTCTCCCACAAAGTGAGCTTTTCTTCACCCTTCTCCTGCTGAGCCTGTTCCTTGCTTTTAATAGCATCCGGGGTCGCCATAGCAGCCAATACGGCAGTAGCGCCTGTGCCGACTGCCGCAATCACCGTGAGAATAGTCGGGGAGTTCTTATGCAGCCATTGTCCCAAATTCATTTCATTCGCTCCTTTCAGAATGTAAAAGAAAGAGAACCCGTTTCAATCGGATTCCCTCTCTTTGGATCACTTGAGCACCTTCAGTTCCTCCAAAATATCGCTCAGTCTTTCTCCGGCCTGCTTCCTCCTGTCAATCTCCAGCCATTCCCGGTTGCTCAGTTCTCTGCGCAATGCCCAGTAGTGCCCCAAAGATCGGTCATAGCAATACAGGTTTTTCACAGCCTCTTCCTTACGCAAATTGTTATGCTTGCCTACGACTTTAACAATCGTCGTAAGACCCGTAATAACAACCGGTGTCAGAACCATGACCGCCTGCTTGTTTTCAATCACCCAATCTTTGCACTCCTGAAATTTTGCGTCAGCCCTCCTCATCCAGTATCTGAATTTGCTTTCGTTCGGATCCGGCACGACATATGTTTTCATTTGCATTCTCCTTTCTGCTCATGATCTCCATAATAGACCTTGCAGATCTCACGATGCCTCCTTTCTTTTTATATGGATCTGCAATTCATCGCCTTCGACATATGCCTCAAATTTATGATCCTCCGGATTGCGAACAAGCCGTCCAAGCACGGTCTTCTTATTTCCGAACATTCTTCCAGCCCCGAACAGAAGCCCCAGCTTGCTTTGCTTCTTCTTGGGCTCAACGGGCTCCTGTGCGCTCTCAACCACAGTCAAAGCGGTTTCGTTCACGGTAGTACCCGGTTCTTCTTTAACAGGTTCTGGCTTTGTGGTTTTCACATTATTCTGATGCATCGCGCGATACCTGCTTTCCTCATGACCCATTTCCCGACCTGCCTGATATGCAATCTTTCCCACTACATACAGTGCAGCCGCCCCAATCGCTCCGCAGACCACCACCTCGGCAAGCTTTTTGAACATATTTATCCCTCCTGATCATCACGATAAATAGAGTAAAAATCGAGAAGCCCTTGCTTTTCTTTCAGGCTCCCCGATTCGGATCAACAGCCAATCTTTTCCTCGATTTTGTCAAACAGATAATTGATTCCCCGCACGACTACCCGCATCGCCCTCTTGCATCCTACGATCATGCAGATGCCAAGAAACGCAAACAGAATAAAACTCAAGAAACCCATTGTCATGTCTCCTTTCTATTTTCCGTGATTGTTGTCCATAATAGCTCGTGTTTATATCGCGGAAATGCAAAGAGGGGAGGGCCTGCATGTCCAAGCCCTCCCGGCCATTTACAGCAAATCCTCATCCTCAAACTGTTTCACAACACGTTTGGTAAATCCCATCGATACCTTCATACAAAGGGTCTGATACCATTCTCTTCCGCTCAACCACAACAGTAAGAAATGCCAAAGTATGTCTCCCGCAATCCTCGCCATAACGGTCGCAACAAAAATCGTCCACACCATAAATATAAATCTCCTTCCATCACGTATTTCGTGTTGTTGTCCATAATAGCTTGTGTTTATCTCGCGTCGAAATAAAAAGAGGGTTGTTAGCCCTCTTTCACTTCTGTTTTGCATGCTCTATACACATCAAGCACTTCAAGAAGTTCTTCTTTATACACACATCGTAATGTCAGATAAGCATATCGCTCCATAGCTCGAATCCGTTTAAGTTGCATCATAATATCTCTCGATGTCTCTTTATGTGCCTGTTTTGTATCATCGTCACTCCAGTTCACATAATAGCGTTCTCCATCTTTTGTTTTCTGAAATACAAACATAAGCGTCTTGAAGATTGTAATCTGCACTTCAACATAATACCAGTGTAAATGTTCTTCTTGCTTTCTTGTCATATAGACACACCTCCCTCATAGAAGGGATTGCTCATCTCGCGTTCAGATGTTTTTTCTGTCAAACACTGTTTCCCAATATTGCTTTGGTAAAGGCTTCATCTTCAGCGCCCACATGAGCTGCCGAATGGTCATAGTCGGAAATATCCCGTCCGTAGCCGGTGCCGCACGCAGACGAAACAATTTCTGAAATCCGGGGTGCATGTAAATCACATCTGTCAGCCAAGGGTCGATCTCGCTCCACCATGTTGTTTTCCGCCTTTGGCTGAAGCGCTGCTGAATCACTGCCAGCCCCTTTTCGTCCATCTCATATAACGTGCATCTGCTGTATACGGGATGCTCGCAACTATACGTTCGTCCGTACCTGCTCACATACAGATCGGGTTTTTCGTGGTGATACCGCATTCTGTCCTCCATCATGATTACCAAAAGAGAAGAGCCCCTGCATAGGGCGCTCCCTTCTTGTCACCGTTTCCAAGCACAGATTCCTTCCCTGCTGATCATATCCTCGAATTCAATGTCCTTCGTGAAATGCGGTCGGATGATCGTATCCAGAAAATCCTGCTTCAGTCCAATCCGATTGTCAACCGCGTATATACATCTGATGTCTGGTCTGTCGTCAAACATACATTCCGCGAACTGATTCATCGTCGTGACTGTCACTCGGCCTTCCCGAATATACTTACAACTCACCACATGATGAAGTTCATTAAACCCATACAAAAATACCCGCTTATCCATAAGAATACCGTCCTTTCGTTCATTGGTTTCTATAAAGGGGCGTGTAAACGTCGCGGACAAAAAAGAAAGAGCCCGTGTTTCTCACACGTGCCCTCTCCTCGATCCGAATGATTACTTATTATAAGATACCAGCAAACCAACATCATCATCTTTTACGGCTTTGGCCAGCGCCTCTCCAGCTTCACCCAGCTTTGACAGCGGCACGCTATTCAGCTCAATGTTGATGCGTTCCGAATTTTCCCATGCAATTCCGAGATCGCCGATATTTCGCATCGCGCTCTTCAATTCTCCTTCACCGATCAACGGCACGGAATCCTTTGCAAGCGTACACATATCGTGGTCTCTCGATACCACATAGTAATGATTTCGGAACACAAGAACACTGACACCCGCAGCAGCGCCGCTCATCGCCAGAACAATCGCCTTCTTGTGCTTCTTGGCCCAGTTCTTCAAATTTTCAATACGTTCGTTCATAATGATTACCTCCCCAATATAGTACCTTTCGGTCCATAATACGATTTGTATATCAAGCGGATAAAAAAGAAAGAGCCCGTGTTTCTCACACGAGCCCTCTCCTCGGATAACTCCTCTCTTACTTTTTGAACATCCTCATGTTGTTGGATACCCAGTTGCCAACCCTTGACGTGAAGCTGCCCGTCTCTTCGAATTTCAGCCCCTTGCCCATCCAGTAGGAGGAAACCACACATGAAGTCAGAATCGCACCGACTTCCAAGCCAATCTTCGTGACACGATCAAACTTTCCCTCCCGGATCTGAGCACGCTTCAATTCGAGTTCTTCGAATTTCGTGTGATCATCCCGGTGTTCCTGATTCTCGTTCATACGCTGCTTGTGAAGCTCGGTCAGTTTCTGCAACTGCCATTTGGCTTCCTCACTGCCCGCCTGAGCTTTGGCGATCTCCTGAAGCGTCGTCATGTACTCCTTGTCAAGCATTGCACTGATGTTTTCATTCAACATCTGTCATTTCTCCTTTCTGCAAAATATGGAGTGATCTCCATAATAGCAACTGTTATTGACGCGCATCCTCTTTCACACGAAAAACGACAACTCTACGCTTTATCAGTTTTTCCGGAACATCATCAAGTTCCAAAAAGAGATAAGGCTTACCTTCGTCTTCATCCCAATGAACCCTAAGTAGTCCATCCCGCTTGCGCAGAATCAGAATAATTCCGCAAATGGCGATACCGATGAGTATACCAACTCCCAAAGCTATGCAGTCCATGATTTCACCTCCATTATTCAAAAAGAAAGAGGCCGCGCAGGCCTCTCGCTTTTAGTTATCCTTAACCCATTTCGCAATCATCAGTGCTCCAACACCGATCAGCACAGCTCCTACAATCGACATCATATACACATCCACCTCCTCATACAGATTAAGTCTATCCATAATAGAACCTGTTATTTTCGCGCCTTATCCAAAAGCCAGAAGAAATGACGATACATATCGTAGTAAACATCTTTGCAGCATGGAACATCAAGTCGGTCGTAGCCCTTTCCCTCGGTCACTCCCTGAAGCAAATATGGCCACAGATCAATCCCCGCGTCCTTAGCCACATTTTCGACCATCATCATCTTCTCCCGAAGCTCAAGCCGACGTTCTACAACTCGTTCAACGGGACTCGACACATATCCACTGCCGGAAGGAATACGCTCTCCCAAATTCTTTCCTGATGAATATCCGTCCAGCAAACTAAGCTGATGCTTCCACTCCGGATATTGGAGACAAAAATGCATCAGTTCCAATTGCCGGTGCTTTGGCAACCAATGTTCCTTTCTCCTTGAAATCTCCGATCGTACCTTCAACCCCATAGAAACCTCCTTCGCTCCGCAAGACAGGAGCAGGGCTCAAGGAGTGGAATGCCGCCCTCCCGCACATGTTATTTTCCACTCGGGGAAATTTTAGTGCAATAAAATAAAGGCACCCTTCCACTTGGAAAAGTGCCTTTATCGTGCTTGCCAGAGCCGGATTCTAATTCAATTGGTGTAAAACTGGTGTAGAATGGGGTTTCTATGTCCTCGAATCTGCCTCAAAACCCTTGCAAATCAACGGTTTTAGCGATCAACTGGCTTCATCGTGGGGAATCGAAACCCCGATAGTTCATAGGTTCTCGCAACCTCTCAAAAGGCCGCTATTACGGCATTTCTGAGTCGTTTCCACACGCAACTCTTCTCATAACTTCTTATGTCTTGATGGTCAGCTGGTGTAGAAACTGGTGTAAAACTCAGAAACCGGAGATAGCCATCTTGCCCTCAAGTCGGGCAAAACTTTCGATCTTCTTTTCCCTGGTTGCTTCATTGTAAACGTCCATCGTCGTCGCAATATCTTTGTGACCCATAATCTCCTGAATGATCTTGATGTTCGGTTCGTTCTCGCACATTCTGGTACAAAACGTATGGCGAAGATTGTGAACGCTGAAATGAGGAAGTTTCTCGTGATCTCCCTCTTCAAGATTCGCATCACGGATGATCCGGTCAATCGCACGGTTTACAACATGCGGATTCAGCATCTGGCCATACCTGTTGCAAAATATAAATCCGCTGTACCCATCCACCGTGCAGGCATTGCTTGTTCGAGGTAGGGATTCCAGAGCCGCTTTCACTTCGGAGAACATCGGGATGATGCGTTTACCGCTTTTCGTCTTTGGTGTGGTAATCTGGAATGCCATCTTACCGTCTTCCATCTGTCGATAAATCAGGTTGTGGTTGATGTTGATTAGACTGTGCTTAAAATCACAATCCACCCATCTCAGTCCCAATATCTCCCCGATTCGTCCGCCAGTTCCAAGTAAGACAGTGAACAATGGTTTCCAGTGCCCATACACCTTAGACGTGGAAAGGAAACTTATGAAACGTTTTTGCTGCGCTTCGGTCAGAGCATGACGCTTCGATTTTTCCCAGTTGTGGCTTTTCTTGATCTCGGCAAGAACGCCCTCTGTCGGATTCGTCCGTATGTATCCGTCTCTCACCGCTGCTGCAAATACCGGATGCAGAATTGTCTGGATGTTCTCAACGCTGTTTGGCTTAAATCCCTTGTCTCGAATCAATGAAATATAGAATTTCTTGATGTCGCTGTACCGAATTGATCCAACATCTCGATGACCAATTTCATCTTTGATGAACTGTCGCCACATGTACTTGTAGTTATTCCTTGTGGAATCTTTCAGTTCGTACTTCATGGCGATGTATTCATCGTAAAATCTGTTCAGCGTCGTATTCTCAGCCAAATATCCGTCGATACCATCTTTCAGATCCTGCTGAATCTTTGCGATCTGTTCACGCAAAGGCTCGCACGACCTTTTTCCCTCCGGTATCTTATCCGTCTTTACAAGTCTCCAGCTGTACAAGCATCGACGAACCCCTTTTGCGTCGTGGTATCGATACATGTACATTCCATCGGATCTTTGCACCTCTCCATCACGAAGGATGCGCCCCTTAGAATCGCGTCGTTTTTCGGACATATGTTCCTCCTGTCCGAATCCGGCGTGGCACATTTATTGTACCACATCGCATCCGTTAAATCAATCCCAGATCATCAACAACCTTTTCAAACAGGACTCGTTTGATCTGCGGACGATTCCCGTTCCAGAGAATATATCGGGCATTCCTATCCTCCGCAATCAGTTTGCGCAGCTTGTTTTCGCCAATCCGAAAATATAGGGCTGCTTCCTCAACAGTCATTGTATACTTCGCCCAAAGCGGTATGTCTCTCATGGTCATCTCTCCTTCCTCCAAGGCAAAAAGAAAAAGGGATTGCGTCTTCCGCGATTTCCCACGATAGGATTATACTATAAAAAACCGTTGCCTGTGTACGGTATTTAGCGTTCAAAAGACGAAAGGGCGTTGCAAGCCCTCCGTCCCAGAGTTCATTTTAGATTCTTGATAGCAGGATTGTCCAAGTCTTCATCACACAGCCAACAAATAAATTCGACCGGATCGCGCCCTCCAAGCAGTGTACTCGCGATGGTCAACAAATAGTCGTTATATGGACATTTGTAAAACTCATCACGATCATTGTACCGCAAATGGCTGAGCACATTACAGGCCATCTTCTCCTTCAGCGTGAGTTGCTTCTTTACGTCCTTGTTCATAATTGCGTTCCCCTTTCCATAATGATTCTCCATTATAGGGACTGCGTTTTCCGCGTTCTTGATCTAACTTAGAATAGAAGTTTTATTCTAAGTTAGAAAGAGGGCGCTCCATCCTCGGAAACGCCCTCTTCCCGTTACAAGGTTGCCGACATATGCTTCTGCGAGCCGCTCATAAATATGATAGGGCTCTTTCTGGACATCGGCTTGAATTCTCCCGCCTGTCCGTACCCGCCATAATTGAGCGAAGACGCATCGTTCACAAAGAGTTTGTCAACAGGTCGTACCTGCCGGTTTTGAATATCCACGCGGAAGAACGCCTGCTTCATCACCATGGGAAGATGGGAGTGGGAATGCACGTAGCAGTCCGCATCCACAATTCCGGCCATATCGGCCAGTCGAATCGCCTTGGCGCCTTCTTTTCTTCCGCCGCCAGTTCCATGCGTTGCATAGATGGTATAAATCATCTTCTGCTTTCCTCGGCCTCCGGAGCGTTCCTTTGCGGGCTTCTCACCAAATCGCAGGAAGATCAGAATACCTTCAGGGCAATACCGGTCTTCCACACCAAGATCTCGGCATACGAACCGCATCATGTCGATACCGTCGTTCTTATAGACTCGGTTTTCGTGGTTGCCTGTGTCCGCTCCGATAATCTTGTCTTTGATCGGCTTGAGCATTCCGACAGCCATTTTGATCTGCTCCATCGGAGGCATAATTTCCGCATACACATCGGATACGCCCGTACGCACGGCTGTGTTCATAATATCACCATTCAGGATACACAGTCCATGGGGATCATCTGCGATCTTCTGGATGCGTTCCTGAATAGCGCCCATATCCGCATTGGGATCTCCAATATGGAGATCGGAAAGAATATAGACCCGTGCATCCTCCCATTCAGAGGGATAGTCTGCGGTTATACATCGCATCGGAGTCACCTCCGAATCAGGCACTCTCGCCAGAAGAGTCAACGATTTCCGTATTGAGCACAAGTTCCAGCTGACTGTCCTGCATCTCATTGACCGCCGCTTCAATCAGCACGTCAATAACTTCCTCATTCTCGTCAATCGTCTCCACACCAACGCCATCGGCAAGGGCCAGCTGCACAATCGTCTGGTGCGCAATACCCTTTCGAATTACATTGTCCTTCTCAATCTCGCCATTCTTCACCAGCTGCTCAACTACGCGAACAGCCTTCGCTGCGTATTCAGCAAACATGCTTACTACGCTGTCGTCCTTACCCATGCCTTTCAGCATAGACACAACACTGTTGATCATCGTCCCGATGTTCGTCAGATCGTTGTGCTGAACCGCGCCCTTCTTGTACAGAAAGATGAGCACGCCAGCCACGATAAGGGATGCTGCCAGTGCCGCAACGGCAATCCAGTTCATATCTGCCATATAGATAAACCTCCATTCTTAATCACCCGACAGATTCTTCTTCATACGAATCCTCTTGTTCGGTATCTCTTGACTGCTTGGCATTGAAATATCCAAGGATGCCCTTTTCCGCAACGGAATTGCCGCAATAGAATCCAATAGCCACCATCATCACATCATCGGCGCCTCGCTGAAACGTGGTCAGCGCTTCTGCCGTTTCCGAACGAAAAGCAATTAGAATCAATGTCAGCAAACGAAAGCAGCCCCAAAGAACTGTTGCCGCGATCGTAATCTTCTTGGAAAATTGGACATACTCTTTTCTTGTAGGGGTCAGCCTGTTCATGTCAGCTCAACCCCAGTCTTGTGAGCAGGAAAGTGACGATAGCAGTTGCAACAGCTGTGACGAAAATGCCAACCACACTGTCCCAGCGCTTTGCGGGCTTCTCTTTGATCTCCTCGACTTCCTGAGTCAGCTTGTCCATCTTTTTATTCGTGGACTTCAATTCAAGTGCGAGGATTTCCACAGTCGTTGCCAGCTTATGGACGCTTTCTGCCATACTTCGCGTCTCGTCGATCTGGTTGAAACAGGTCTTAATCTGCTCAGTATGCCTGGTGACCCGCTCGTCCAAGTCAAAGACTTTGTTCGTCAAATCTTCGGCATTCATCGGGAGTTCACACCCCTTTCTATTTTGAAATATGGACTCACTCAACCGGCGGACACCTTCGAATACTTGGGCGATACCCATACGATGCGCTTCTCAGTACGTCCGGCATGCCAGCCGGTAGGAGAAGTCGCCACATATTCAAGCACATCACCCTTGTGCAGATGGCCGGTTGTGTCATACTTGGTGGAATCGCCGACGCGGGCGTTTACGGAATTCGCCGTAATCGTAATAACCTTCGTACCTTCGGGTACAACCGGCTGTTCCGGCTCAATGGGCTCTTCTTCAGGCTGGGTATTCAGCTTTGCGAGTGCAGCTTCCAGCGCGGTGCGCGTTTCGGCATTGGTAGTGCCAGTCTGTTCAAGACCGTTCGCCTTCTGGAACTTCTTCACAGCAGTTTCGGTCTTGTTGCCAAACTTGCCGTCAACGCCGTTCTTAGCGTCGCCGTACGTACCAAGGTCATAGCCGAGCTTCACCAGATTCTCCTGAAGCGACTGAACAGCCGCGTTCTTATCTCCCCGACGAAGTTCATCCGGGTCGCTTTCAGGAACAAAAGCTATGCCATAGTCCGGACGGCCGTAGCCGGCGATACGGTTGTAGGTCAGCTTGTACTTCTTCTTACATACGCCGCCACCATTGGCAACAATGCCGTTTGCGCCGCTGGTATTGCCTTCAACCGTATAGACATAGGTGTTGTCCACCGCGTATACCAGACCGGTATGCGCCACGGCAGGACCGCCAATCTCGTTCTTCGGCCAGAAGAAGATCTGATCGCCGGGCTCAGGAGTGCTGAACAGACGACCATTCTTCTCATAATACTGGCGGGAATACTTGCATCCGGCGCCGCAGTTCTGCGAAGCCTTGGTCGGCTGGAAAGTAAGCGCCAGAGCAGCTTCAACGCCGTATGCCTGCACAAAGTTCCAGTCCACAAATACATCGCACCATGCCACAGACTGCTTTCGGCCATTGTAGAAACCGATAGCGTCCAGATCCCGTGCGTACTTGGTGTAGTTCTTGTCACCGGCATTGCCGGTCTTACTGTCGAGGTTGTTCTTGTCCTTCTTTTCCAGATAACCAACTTCCGCAAGCGCAATGTCGATTACCTTTTTTGGATTATAGGTCATGCTTTCACCTTCCCTCGTATTGGAAATATACTTGTCGTAATACTTCTGACCGTACGAAGCCCGCTTCATTTTGACGGAATCGCTCTGGTTGGCGGGTTTTTCATACTTGGTCAGCACAACATCAGAAGCCTCCTGCACGCTGGTAGCGACCTTGAGCGTCCTGAGTACGGACGAATAGCTGCTCAGTTCTTTCATCAGGAACTCCAGCTGCATATCGAGATCGCCGATGGATGCGCCTTTTTCCTTTGCGAAGTTCAGCAGATTCTGCTTGCGGCTCCAGTACGTCCACTGAGCCAGACCGTAACCGGCCGCATCCTTCACAAAATGAGAATAGCTGCCGTCATCAACAGCAGCCGTATAGGATTCATCCGTCATCCCCAGTTTCTTCTCGCATGCGTTTTGCAGATTCTTCGGATTCAACCCCGACTCCGCATACAGATTTCCCATCAGACCGGCCACGCCAAAGGCATTGCCGAGTCGTTCCATCAAGAAATCCCAGATTCGTTTTTCATTCATATGAATTCCTTTCCACTATCGTGACCAGTAAATGGCAAGTATCATACCCAAACTGAACAGACAGAATAAAATGATGAAAACAAACATGTTGTTAGCCGCGTACATCATTCTCAGTATTCCTCCATAAATCACGATAGTATCGGTCCATTCGCTGTAGAAGTTTGTAACTGTCGCCCTTGGAAGCGTGGTTCTTCCATGATTCGTAACATTCGTCAACCTTCTCTTTGGTCCGCTTGCCCTTCTTGACCAGACCAACCAGCTTTTTCAGCTTCTTGCGTTCATGTTTCACGTTCTTTGAGTTAAGTGTCATAACGACTTTGCCGGTTTCCGTTAGGCGGAAATGGAATCCGAGGAACTCAATACCATCGGATAATGGGGTTACGTTGGTCTTCTTCGTATTGAATTGGCAATCAAGCGACATCAGCATCTGGGCCAGTCTCGCCTTGCATTCCAATAAATATTGCTTGTCGTGATGGATCAGGATGAAATCATCCATATAGCGCATGTAGTATTCTATATGAAGCGTTTCCTTCACGAAGTGATCCATGGAGTTCAGTATCCCGATTCCTGCAAATTGCTTTTCCAGCCGGAGATTTTCCTCAATTTCATTCAGTGAATAAGCAGCCGGTGTATCTTTCCACTTAACGCCGTGCAGGCATTTTGAAGTGGATCGCATCAATGCTTCGAAGCTGGCGACTTGATCAAAGTCTCCAGAGTGTATAGATTCACTATCACGCTCGGCAATAGAATCATCTTTGGAGTATTGTTTAGTCATAAGACAGGGCATTCAGCTCCTTGTGTCATTGTCGAAATGCTCCGCTTCTATGAAGCAGCCGTGTGATTTGCTAAAGAACACGACACAATCCGGGGAGAACCGATTCGCATTGGAAGCGTTGTTGTTGTTGACATTGCCAGACGTATTGACATTCCACGTATTGTAGGAATTGCCACGATTAGCGCTCCGCAAACGAACATTCTGCGTTCAGCCTACAGCCCAAAGAGTATTTGATTACTGCTCTTCATCAGCAAATCGGCGGGCGTCGCTTTCCATCCATTTTCGTGTTCTTTCTCGAACATTGATGACCATCTCACCCCAGTATTTGACCCGACGAAGCTCCAAATGGAATACCTTCTTTGCAAGATCGATCAGCGGCAGCATTCGCTTCATACATTTGATCGCCTGAAGCTGAAGCCGCTGGCGTTCATGCAGATCCCGAATAAATGTATCCGAATCCCGTCTCACGGTAATATCGTTGGCTTCACGAATATAAAGATAGGCATTCTTCGCCTGAAGGATCAGATCGTCAGTCAGCGCTCGTTGGTATTCCGGCAGAAATATCTTTTCGTTTGCCGTAATGCGAAGCGTGTAACAGGCCAATTCTTCGGCCTTTGTCGGCAGGGTGAATTTACCGTCACCGCGTGCGCCCTCAGGTACAGACATGTTTTCCTCCAAAACCGAAAAGGAGAGCAGGTTTCCATTTTGACGGATTCCCGCTCTCCAGATCGTTGTTTAGTTATCAGGCCTCGCTCCAGCCGTATACGCCGGGTTCCCACACATTGCCGTCTACATCGGAAATCCAATGCAGATCGTTGTGCGAAACCTTGTCGCCTGCCGCATAGGCGTCGTGTGCGCCGATGGGCTGGCTCCACTCAGGGAACTCTACGGTAGGATCACCGGCAACTGCCCAAAGTGAAGCGGCTGCGGTGGGTTCCCATCCGGTCTGGGAGGTATGCTCCTGAACACAGCGGTACAGCTTCAGGTTTTCGCCGTCGCCATAGGTGCGCAGCTGACCAACCTTGTACTTCACATTGGGCTGCCACTTTTCAAAGCTGTCCATGTGTTCAGCAGCGGTCACTTCATCGATGGTGCCCGATTCTGCCATCACCACAAAGGCGATTTCAGAAATTTCATTCACTTTGGCAAGGCCGATCTTGGTGTTTTCCAGATCACTCTTTTCCTGAAGGCCCATCGTGTTCTGATTATACTGAATCATGTTTCTTCTCCTTTCTCACCGGGCTCCGCCCGGGATGGTTGGGATTAACAGACAACACAAACCGGGGAGAACCGATACGCAATGGAAGCGCCGTAGCTGCCGACAATGCCAGACGTACTGACACTCCACGTATAGTAGGAACTGCCACGATTAGCGCTCCGCAAACGAACAGACTGCGGGGAGGTCTTTGCGTTGATGGCGGTGGTAATCAGATTCGGATAAGTACTCCACTGCGCAACGGGCGCGCTCACACCCAATCGGCGGCGCCAGTAGGCCCAGTATTCACCTTCAGCGCCGGAAAGCTGAGGAACCACGTTCATCTGCTCAATCGATGGCAGGAAGAAACGGTCAAAGGTATCCACAGTCGTTTCGGTATAGCCTTCAACGGTATTCAGCGCGGTGGTCACGCGCACCGGCTTGATGGCATTGAGGAAATCGTCGTTGAATCCGCTCATAAAGCCGGTCTTGGCATACTGATCCGGGCGGATGTCATAGTCTTCCTTGGAAGACCACCAATCCGTTCCGCTGGCATTCAGATACTGGCGCAGCGCGGAGGTGTCCCAGCGGTTGTGGCCATAAGCCACGCTCTGCATGCAGTTAAGACCGGTCTCCTCATCAGGATCGGCATAAGGCATCATGCCAAGATTCGTTCCGGTTGCGCCGCTGGTCACGGAAACCGTTTCAAGGGGCTCGGCGTCAGCGGGCGTACCCCAGCTCTTCACCTTCCACGCGGAAGTCGCCTGATCGGGCATACCTTCAAAGCCGCTCAGTCGGCCACCGGCGGGAACCGCCTTGGTCAGCGTAAAGCTCCAGTTCGTATTGGCCACGGCGTTGTTACCCCAGTTGCTCGCAAGGGTCACATAATAGGTGCCGGCAGCCAGACCATCCGTACAATTCAGGAAAGCCTGCTGGTGGCTGAACTGCACGCCATACGGCGAACAGTAGTGCCACTGAAGATACATGCCGGGAACTACTTCGCCGGTTTCCAGAGTAACCTCGCCGTGATGTACGATGTTCAGCGCCACCTGATAGGCGGTTTCATCGGTGTTGTGGGCGCTTTCGTCCATGTCCTTCCATGGTACGATGATCTGATCTCCGATCGGGAAAATCTTCTTATTGTTATCTACATTGTTCCCTCGAACAATGCTGGCAATCTGGCTCATGCTGGAGTAAATATCGCTTCGCTTGCCTTCAGCCATCATAGCCAGATAGGAATTCTGCCGGTTCATCTGTTCAAGAATCGCCCTGCCAGTGGAATCCAGCAGAATGGGTTCGTTGGTAATGGTACTCATTCTCGTTCAACCTCCACACAAAGTTTTCCGTCAATCACCGTAAGGCCAAGATGATTGGCGTTTTCAGCAGCTGCATTCGCATTGTCTGCTGCTGTATTGGCGTTCGTAGCTGCGCTGTTTGCCGTGCTTGCAGCAGTGTTGGCAGCGCCTGCCGCTTTTTCGGCCATGGTCTTTCCGGTGGTCACGTCGTCATAGCATTCCTTGATGGAATCGTGAATCGACTGCCTCACATCTCGTCCGTAAACAGCGCTGAGAATATGCTCAAGCAAAGAATTGATTCTACTCATCTCGCACCACCCTTACGCACAGAATACCGTCAACCAGCGTTAGACCCAGCTGGGAAAACATTTCGGCAACAAGGGTCGGCAGCATTTCTACCGCTGCATCGCAGCTCTGCTTGGCCGTCTTCGCCTCGCTTGTCGCATTTTCACAGTTGCTCTTTGCGGTCAGCGTTGCTGTAATGGCGGCATTCGCATTGTTGATAACGGTGTTTGCATTCGCAGCAGACTGGTCCGCGTTCGATGCCGCATCATGTGCGAGCGCAGCCTTGTCATTCGCATTGGACGCGGCCGTATTGGCGTTGCTCGCAGCGCTGTCCGCCGCTGAAGTGGCCTTCTCGGCATTGGAAATGGCTGTTGCGGTCAATGTGGCCTTTTGATCGGCCAAGGCGGCCTTTTCATCCGCATTCTCAGCCGCCGTATTCGCCGTATCAGCCGCCGTATTGGCTGCGGTCGCTGCCTTGTTTGCATTCTCAGCTGCCGTATTCGCATTTCTGGCCGCCGTGTCAGCGCCGTTGGCAGAGGCATCAGCATTCGCAGCAGCAGTATTTGCGGTATTCGCGGCAGTGTTGGCTGCGGTTGCCTTCTGATCGGCAAGCGTAGCCTTGTTGTCGGCGTTCGTTGCCGATTCGTTGGCGCTTGCAGCCGCAGCGTTTGCATTGGAGGCGGCCATGTTTGCTGTAGCAGCAGCGCCATTGGCAAGAACGGCTTTCTCATTCGCAAGCGTCGCTTTCTCATCAGCCAGCGTGGCTTTCTCATTGGCAGTATTCGCCGCAGTCGTGGCGG